ATTCGCCTTTTTCCCAGGGTCCGTCAATACGAGAATCTTCTTTTCTTGTGTAATTTCTTGCTTGTTCTCTTGAGCCTTTTCGTTTTTCGAAATGTGCTGTTGGAAGCCATTTTTTTAATGCCGATAATCTTGATTTTTTTGACAATTCGACATATCCTTGTATATGTTCGGTTCCTGCTTCGCCCTTTTCTTTTTGCCACGATAAGTATTTTATCGTATCCCACTCTGGTAATTCGATAGAATTTGGGTTATTTAGGGTGAATACCCAATTTTTTGATGATTCTGACATGACCCCCCTGCGTCCCGGAAGTGACTAGTTATAGTATTACCTAGTCACTTCCGGGACGGGGGACATTTTTTTGATTAATCTGATTAATCAGTGCAGGGGGTCACCATATTCGGCATTCAATGGCGTACAAGAACCGTAGTGTTGTTAGTTATCGGGGCCGTCGTCGCGGCTATTCTTATTATCCTGCGGCTTACCGTGTGGGAGCTGCTGCTGGGAAGAGCGTTGGCTCGTGGCTTCGTCGGCGGTTCTTTTCTTCCGGAGCTTCCTCTCGTGCCAATTCAGGCGGAGGAGTTAAGCGAAGATTTGCTGGATCCAAGTCTGGGTATAAACGACGAAGATATACAAAAACTGGAGGAGCTATTCAATCTGGTGTTAACGGAGTTTCGTTTTCATCGTTTGCGCGAAGAGGTAAGATGTATCCGTCGCAGAGCCGGCTTATCAGAGATGGAATAATGAAAGTTAATACTATAATTGATACAGCACGTAAAGAATGGAATACCAAACAACAAGGTGTTTGGACTGACACTTTTATGAGTGCTTCTTCTATTGGTACTTTATTTTCTAGTGTTAGTTTGTCTGATGTTGGTGTTGGCAATTCTCGAATTGTTGTTAAATCTCATATGGCGAGGATTTGTTTTACAAATCAGTCTAATGCTAATGTAGTTATGACTATATATGATATTGATCAACGTCGAGATGTCGCTTCTACTACTGATGATGCTACTCCTGAATCAGCCTGGACTACAGGGCTTGCTCAGCAGGCTCTGGGTACAGGTAGTGATGCCTTTACAATTAATAATACTGGTGTTACTCCTTTTCAGAGTCAGGATTTCTGTTATTCTTATAGAGTTCGTCGAGTTACCAAGGTTTATATGGAATTAGGTAAATCGCACGTGCATAGTGTTTATAATATGTGTCCTAAGACTTTAAATACTAGAATGCTTGATACTTCTGGAGTTCAGACTATAGGATTTAAAAATATAACTACATCTGTAATGGTTGTTTTTACTGGCATGCCAGTAAATGATGAAACTACCGTTACTAATATAGCTATGGGGTCTGGTGCTGTTGATATAGTTGTTCAGGAGAAAATTACTTGGAATTACTCTTCTCAGGATATGCAGGGTCGGTTCTATTATGATGATAATCAGGCTAATATCACGACTGAGTTCCTTATGAACGAAGAGAAGGGAGATCCTGATGCTTATACAGAAGCTTAAGCTTCTAATAAATTTGCTAGCTAGTTTTATTTGTAGCAGCCTCTACCTCCCCTACTTGCTAGGGGGAGGGAGAGGTTGCGTTGGATTCTTTTCTAATTCATAGTATAAATCTCTTATCTTTTGAGCACAAGGAGATTCAGGAGAACTGAATCGGGTGTTTGTATTGGTATTGAAAGATAGCGTTTCGCTATCATTAAAATTTTCGCTTTGCGGAAATAGTCTTTTCATGTTGCTTTTGTTGAAATGATGGATTTCTGTTATTCTTCTTCTGAATGCATCTTTCATTTCTTCTGTTATTCTGTCGCTTTTGTACCATTTATCCCATGGTTTGTTACTTGTGATTACTATTGTTTTTGATGTAAATTGTGTATATCCTCCTTTGATCGGTACTAGCATTGGATATCTATCCATTAGTCTTAGCATTTCATCGAAGGATATCCATCCGTAGAAGTCATCTAGGATGACAGTTTCTTCGCCCTTGTATTTGTTCCACCATTCTCCACGTGGTTTCATGTATGCATTTGGAAAATTTTCAAAGCACCATCTGCTTTTTCCGGTTCCTGTTTCACCCCATAGAACGATTACTCGCATTGGCCAGTTCCTGGGAATTGTTTTCATGTTCATGTATTCTTGGAATGCAGATTTGAACTTACACCAAGTTCCGAAATGCTCATCGGCTATGGATTCCATAGACGACCCCTCTTTGATCATTTCTTGGACTTTGATAAGATCAGTTCTTATTCCTTGTTCTTGTCTCCATTCGCCTTTTTCCCAGGGTCCGTCAATACGAGAATCTTCTTTTCTTGTGTAATTTCTTGCTTGTTCTCTTGAGCCTTTTCGTTTTTCGAAATGTGCTGTTGGAAGCCATTTTTTTAATGC